TGAATATAGCCAAGGCCATAAGTTCAAGTTGCCCCTTGTCAGCGTACTTATCAGACTTGCCTGTTTTGTAATCAAGCACCCGCGCCTCGCCCTTCTCTCGGTCAAGGATGATCAGGTCAGCGATACCTCGCCACCACACGTTCGGGTCTTTGAAATCGCACGGCTCAAGGTTTTCGGTGAGTCCCATCTCGAACTCACATAACTTCTCACCATGCAGTTGGTTAAGATTGTCCAGCGCCCCCTTCGCAAACTTGAACGGCTCGGGTAGGGGAGTACCATCTTTGATGTAGAACTCAGCCGCTTCGTGGAAACGTGTCCCGTAGTGCATCGCTTCCGTCTCCTGCTCTTTGAAGTCCTTGGCCACCTTCAAGTGGTAATACTTCTTGGGGCATTGCTCAAATGTCTTGATCGACGAAAACGACCACGCCGGTAACTTATCCATTAACAATCTCCGTATGACTTGCCATAGCCTGACTCACAATTCACGGGGAGGCCCGTGGCCCACTCGGGAACCCACCGCATGCAATCTTCCACATACAACTTGGCTTCCTCGACCTCAACGTTACGTACAACAATAGCGATCGCGTCATGAACTGTTAGCACAACCTTGTATCTCTTACCAATACGCAACATCTGCTCTGCAATGATACACCTTGCGATGGCTTGGCACACGTTCTCAATAACTTTTCCCCCATAAATACGGGTGCGACCCTTGCGGGTTTGGTAGTGGAACTCCACCCCCTTGTCTGTTTCGGTGAACCGCAGGTCGTCATACCTCATCAGTAGACCGCTCGGCAAGCGGATTGCACACTCAGCAGGAACCAACTCAAGCACACCAGCCCGGCCAAGCGGAGATGAATCACCCCTTGACAAGTTCACAAGTGCGTTCTGAGCCTGACGCCATAGACGTACCACGGCATCGTTTGTCCTGCGATAAATGTCAATGATGCGTCGGGACTCTTCTATCTCCACCTCGGCACCCATGGTTTTTAGTTGGGCTTGGAACTTGACTGCGCCCATGCCGTAACCCGCACCAAGAATCGTAGTCTTACCTACAAACCGCTCATTCTTTGTAATCTCAAACTCGGGTTTACCATAGATAGCGGACGCCATCTTCTTATACACATCTTTACCTTCAGCGAACGCCATGACCAAGTCGGTCTGCCCTGCAAGCCAAGCCAACACACGCGCCTCGATCTGTGCAGAGTCAGCGTCAATGATTGTGTAGCCCTCGGGTGCAATGATCGCCTTCTTTAACTTGTTACCATTCGCTCCACGACTTGGTAAGTTCTGCATGTTGATCTTGTCATCACCACCGAACCTGCCTGTGTGTGCGGCATAGTATCTGATCGGAACCGGCAGACTACCGCGCTTGGCAATGTCAATGAACCGCTGTGTACGTGTTTCTTCTAGCGTACTCTTAGTGCCAAGACGTGCGGCAACCAATGCTTGCACCCTGTCGTCAGGATGATCAGCCAACGCCTTGAACTCTTCGTCTGTCTTGGCAAACGCCCATGCTTGCTTGCCTGTCTTTGCGCTAATCTTCATGGGGGGCTCAACGCCAAACGATTTGAGCAGTTCGCCAAACTTGTCATTGGACATCAGTTCAGCCTTGTCCACACCGCTACTCTCAAGCAACGCTTCCTTACGTGCCTTGGTCTCAACCAAATGTTGCTCAAGCATCTCAAGGTCTAACTCAAGCCGTGGCTCGATGAACATGCGCAGGGTCAGGTCAATGATCTTCAACTCTTGCTTGGGAAACTTACGTGCCATCTTGTTAAACAGCGCGTACGTTAACTCCACATCGTTGATGCAGTAATCACCATAGCGAGACAGTTCCTCTTCGGTGAAATCGGTGCGGTGTTTACCAAGGGCGTTTACAACTTCAGTGCCCTTCTCGCCCAACTTGTACCTCTCTGCCAACGCCTTGAGTGAACCGCCCACCTCCACACCATGTAGAGCACGCCCCATGCACAAAGTATCAAGCCAAACACGAGGATAAATACCAAAGCGCCAATTAAGAATAGCGCCATCGAACAGTGTGTTGTGAGCCAAGACCATTGAGTCTGCCCAATTGAATGACTTTTGCAACCAATCCCTGATTTGTTCATGCGTACCACTTGCCCACACAGTTTCTTCGTTGTTGGCTTTTACGCCAACACCAATGACTTCGAACATATCACTGCGTACGTATTCTTCTGTCGTAATCTTCGAAAGTGAAAAGTCTTTGTCGTAATAAGTTTCAAAGTCAAGCGTAATTAGATTCATCTTCTTCTCCATCGTCTAGTTGTGAGTTACCCCTGTGAGCGTATGTGCTTGACATCAATTCGTCGTAGTTGAATTCTTCTTCAAAGCATTCACGTGCTGTGATATATTCGTCGCTTGCGCCTACTCGGGTATCGTTGTATACAAACAATTTCTTAGGAACCTTGATCACCTCGTTCAGAAAGTCAATACCATGCGGTGTGATCTGCCACATGCCTGATGTCTTAGTCTTGCGCGGTGCACCTTCCTTAATCTCTTCCTTGGTCGGGGGCGGTACGTATCTTTGTGCCACCAGATTCCAATGTTTAAGAGTAGATATAGAGTAAGAACGCATGACGTAGCGAGGCGCACGTGCAGGTACGTTAATCCACTTATCACCCGATAAAACGTGCTCGTGATGTAACCATATCAACGCCTTGACCATACTTCCTGTCAATGGCAGGGTATTGATCTTCCCCCACTTATCACACACGACACAGTAGCCACCCTTGTGTTCGGTTGTTTGTTTCCATGCACCGCGTAGTATTGCAGTGGCTTCGTTCAGTTCATCATTGCTTATCATCTTCGTTCTCCATTTAGTTTATCAATCGTTACTCGCTTAGTCCAACAGAGGGCGCAGTGCCATCTAGTAGGGCTCATCTGTACGCCACCTTCCGGGGGCTTCGCCTCTTCACACTTATTACATAACTTGTATTGGTGTAGGGGCTGTCGGTCACCGCCAATGCTAAGTTGTCGTCTAACAAAACCACTCACGTGTTCTTCTCCTTGAGTTTGGCTTCGGTAAGTTCAACCGCTATCCATGTATTGCGCTCGGCTATGTAACTTATCGTTTCCACCTCGTTTTTTGTCAGCCCTACCCACTCACGCTTGGGTGTGTACACATAAGGCTGTCCCTCGACGTCCCGCAGTATCTGCTTGCCAAGGTTGCTGTGTTTCTCCACCTCGTTAAAGGCTTCATCTTCTTCGGGTGTCCAGTCAGTCATGTGTTCTTCTCCCCATCAGGTCTTGGACAATCGGTTGGCGGGATAACAACGCACCACACGGCCTTGTACTGCTTACGTGGTGCGGGCTCCCATCGGTCAATGTATACGTCAGGCATATTCTTTAAAACCTTTCTGACGTTAGTTCGTGTACAGCCTGACACCTCAGCAAGTTCTTCTAAGGTTAGGCCATCAGTTATTTCGCGCAGGGTGACTCGCACCTTTTTGGTTACAGTCATTCTCATACGTTCGTAAAGTGTCTGACTCTCAAGCGATGCAGGACGCGGTCAAACCAAGGTTTAGGCGGGTCGATCAATGCACTCTGTAACATCTCAGCAAACACACCACCATCTTGCTGTTGCTGCTTGCGTTGATAATGCACACCGATCTTGATCTTGCCTGTATCAAATGGAGTTTGTCGTTGTTCGTTCATGGTATTGCCTTTAATACTTTCGTTACTTCGTTTAAGTTTTCTTCGTTGACAACCCACACCAAGCCACCTTGCTTAGTGATAGCGTCAATGTTCTTTTGTTGTAATGGGGTCGGCTTGTTGTTCCCTGCCTTACACTCAATGGCAAAGAACGTACCACGGAGACACCCAACAATGTCGGGCACTCCGCTTCCACCATATCCCCCTGTGACGGGGTAGAAGTAATAGGCACCCAACGTNNNNTTTAGCCTTGACCTTTGACTCAGGCGTTTGTGCCACGGAACCACCCCTTGATACGTTGCCATAAAGTTGGGGGCTCCTCCATGGTAATGGGCATAGGCATAAGCGCGGGAGGACTCCACGCGGGGGTCACAGAGATGCCAGTTCCTTGTTGTTTTAACGCGCCAAGCCCCTTGGTCTTGTTGATTTGATAGCGTACGTTGTACACCACCTGTGGTTTGCATTTGAGTTGAGCCACAATGTCCTTGTTGTTGTGGCCTTGCTCGATCAGGGTGCGCACACGTTGCGACACAGATTTCTTTTTACGCATTTTAGTTTCCTTCGTTCTCGGTTAAAAAATGTTAGGGAGTCCCTAACAACGTATCACATAACGCCATCGGGCTTGTATACCCAATACACGTCACGAGATATTCTGCGACCAACACCTTCCACTTCTTCTGTTGGAGGGGTGCTAGTCATCATCATCAATACAGCAAGGCGTTCTTGTACCCATTTGGGTAGAACGTCAGAGTTAATATAATGCCCATCGTGGATGGTGTCAACACCCATTCCGAAACAAACAACATCAACGCCATCAGTACAAACACTTACTCTATAAATGCTGTCGTCGCTTATTTGCGGTATGTTCTCTAGCATCCTAAAAGACATACTGCGTATATCCACTTGCCATACCCTGTTGAGTAGGCGCAGTCGATCGTCCCGCGATACGTGTTCTGTTATCAGATAACGTATGGCATCGTTAATAGTTTCACCTTCGGTCATGTGCGGTCAATCCAAAACGTAGTATCAGATACCTTCATACCTACATCCTCGACGTAGTGCCCCTTGTCTACCATACCCAAGGTCGCGACCTTCTCTGCGATGTCCTCGGGTAAGTCGTCCATCTTGAACACTTGTGACATGCTTGCCTCGTTAATCTTATGTATCGCCCTGACATCGTTAACAGTCATCACGTTACACAGTAACTCTTCACCGCGCAGTATTACACTCACAAAGTATGCGTTACGCTTCTTGTTCTCTGCCTCGGCCATCTCGGTCACCGCCTTCTTCCATTTACCTACCTTGTCCTTGAGGGTCTCGGACGCGAACTCGTAGCCCAAGTCGTACAGCGCAAACAATTCATTGCGTAAGTCGTTTAGACCTATCGTGGCATCCTTGGCTTCTCGTGCAGTGGACGTGGCTGTCCATACATTGGTGTGTACCTTGTTTTGGTATGAATCAAACACTACGTTGGCCGTCTCATGCGGTGTGTATGGACGCATGATCTTCTTTACAGTTTTCATGATGCGGTCTATGTCGTCAGACGTTACCATGTAATACTGATCGCGGTTAGAGTTGAACTTGTCGTTCTGTAGTAGCCGTGAGTACACCCCGAACTTACCTTCCATGTTACCCTTCACAGCGTAGTCGGCAAAGCCCACACGCATCATGGCGTACTCGTGCTCGGGCATGTACACCCACACCTCTGCTAGTGCCTGACGATTCGTGCCGTGGATAAACTCACCCTTGATACTCTTGGCAAGACCAAACTTCACATGGCGGTTGGCCTTGAGGATAGCCTGACAAAACTCGGCCAACTTCTTACCGAGATATAGCCCATCAATCACTCTCGTGTTGGTGTTGAATATCTTTAGCGTCTCTTCGTCCATGGCAACGGCTTGTGTTTTCCACCGCTCAAGATATGCCGTTGTATCTTTGTTGATACGTGCTACTGTGATGTGATCGTATGACATGTTATACCTCTTTCGTTTCTTGCATGTGTAAAAATTTATTCATTACGTAGTTGTACTTCTTACGTACCTCTCGCAACTGTTCCTCGGATTTAATCTCTCGATGTCCCTCGGTCTCTCGTGCTATCAATGCGGCTACTGCCACACGTAACGGGTGCTCTGTGTTTGTCACGATGTCTCGTGCAACATCTTTTGGTATGCCATACAAAGTTGTCCTACCCCATGCGGTACCAAACGCATGCGTAGCCTCATGGCCTTGCTTCCACTCGTCAATCTGTTCGATGTACGCTTGGTGTGTTGACCATGTGAACTCAAGCATGGGTACGATAGATGCCATGAACATATAGAACGCTTGCAGTCGTGGCTTCCACTCGCGCTTCAAGTCCATGTCAATGTTGCGTGTAACCATTCGGTCGCTTGGAACCGTGATTCCATGCGTAGTTAGTCTTGGGTAACTCAAACTTCTCCCACCCGCGAGACTGATATACATTACGCAATGCGTTGTCTGTACACACGTGCACATACTGAACTCCGCTTTGCTCGGTGTGAAAACTGATCATCTGCGGTAAGTGGTAATATAAAAACCTGTAACGCCCATGATGCGGAGACGGCGCGGTGCCATTGCGAATACGTACAAACGTATCACCACTCTCGGGGTCTCGTGTCCACATGATAGGTGCCATGGCTTTCTCATAGTCATCGCTCGTATGACGCGCACCATAGTCACCATCTAACAACGCATAGCAGTTGTCGTCGTACTTCTTAATACGTCTCCACGCATAGCGACGTTCGCTGATAGGACGCATGTCCTGTTCCTTCGTATAGTTCTTACTGATCACGGGCTTGGTCGCCTCGTAAACTTTTGCTACTGAATCAAATGTATTGAATTTCATTTCGTTCTCCCTTCAATCGTTAACATGAATTGTTTTACCAACATCGGCTACTTCTTTGTTACCACCTACGATTGCCCACAACACGGGCATAGTCCACTCACCCCATGAGCCACCGAGATAGCCATCGGTCAACACCACCACGGCTTGCGCTTTGATGCTGTGCTGTGTGATGTAAGCAGGAACACACTCAACAACCGTCCCCCCTCCGCCCTCGGGTTTGGTAGAACTCGTTAAGTTGTCAATCTCCGCACCTACATACTTCTCATCTGCGCACACCTCTGTGTCCCAATACAGTAAGCGGATAGCATCGGGGTGTACTGTGTCGCAGATACCCTTGACCTCGCTCAAGAACTTAGCCAACTCAGCCCCACCGATCGAGCCTGATGTATCGATAGCGATTACCAATTCACCCACACGTTCGCTTACACCTGATGGCATGTAATAACCTGACGATACAAACCTGCGGTTAGGTCTACGCCATGTCGAGTAATCATTCCCTGCGCATGTCGTGTTGATGAACTCTCGCAATGCTTCGCGCCAATCCACCTTGGGTGTCATCAATGCTTCCAAGTCGCGGTTACCACCTGAGCCTG